TGGACCAGCAGGTGCAGATGATCCTGGAGATGGGCCTGGAGGTGCGGCAGGAGATGGGCCTGGAGCAGGTGTAGGAGATCCAGGAGGATCATCACAAGATGAAAATGAACATAAAGAACTATCTAAAAAAGTTAAAGAAGAATTAAGCCCAGAAAAAGAAGATAAAACCTATGTAGCTGGTGTAGGGTTTATTGATAAGTACATTGAACAACGTAATAGCAGACCTAACCCACTACAAGGTAAACCTGCCTATGCTGTAGCTACTGCTGCACAAGGTGGGCTAATGAGAACTCCTATGTATCTTGATGAGGGTGGTTTTGTTCCAAATATAGATAAAGATGGAGAAATAAATGAAGCATCTCCTGATGAAGATCCAATTCCTAGTGTTGCATCTACTCCATCAGAAAGTCCTGTTGCTTCTGAAGCTCCTGTTGAGTCAGAGGCTACTGCTACTTCAAGTGTTCCTGAAGGTTTAATGCAACCTGATGGAGCTATTGTTAGTGACAGTGGTATAACCATGAGAGCAGGAGAACAAGAGTTAAGAAGTAATCTATTTAACTTAGGAGCTAATCAAGCAACTATGGATTATTTATCTCAAAACTTTGATGTAGCACAAAGCATACTAGGAGATGCAGGAGAAGATATAAAGGGTTCAGAAGTAGACGATGCTGCCTTAGAACATTTTAATACATTTGGTAAAAATGAAGACAGAATGGGTGATGGTTTATACTTAGCACAACAGAGATTACCTGATCTTATAAATGAAGACGGTAATCCAAGTGTAATTGCAGGAGCAGAAGGATATTATGATGCAGCTAAAATATTAGAAACACAACCTAATATTAGTGATGAATCATTAGATTATCTTACTAAGAACAAAGATGTATTTAGAAATGCAGAAGATAGAGTAAATAGTGAAGAAGGTACAACATATGATGATGTAGCTAAACAGCACTATGAATTATATGGAAAAGCAGAAGGAGATAGAAGAGGCTCAGAAGGTCTTGAATCTTTTTTTAGTAGACCTGACCTAGAAGAAGATACACTATCTACAATGCCTATACAAGATACTATGTTAGACAATGATAAAATAGGTGATGTAGCATATTCTTCTAATATGTTTGATGAATCTGGTGATGTTCAAAATGCTGGAGATGATGGTCAAGGAGTTCCTAAAGGAGGTTATGATGCCTCTGCTGGAAGACCACAACCTGATGCCAATCAAGGACTTAAAAATTCTTTACAAAGTAGACCTGAAGGAGGTACAGGATTTTTTACTAGGCAAACTTTAAGAGACTACAAAGATCAACTAAGTAAAGCTAATATGGGCAATCTTGATGATATAGACTTTGATAGCCAGTTTGTTCATAAAGGAGGTAATACTTACGACTTTAAACCAGGAGCTACTCTTGCAGGATATCTAGGAGGTTTCCGTGATGCACAAGGAAATCAAGTTAGTATAGATAAAGCTGTATATCAAAAAGGAGCTAGAAAAGGTCAACCACTAACTCAAGCAGATGTAATAAGAGTAGGACGAAATAGGCTCAGTAGTATAGACGAGTCTAGTTAATACTATTTTTGTATGGCTACCTGTTACCCTCTATAATACTGTAGAGCCACTAATAGCCCCAATAAGGAGAGTAAAATGTCAGACATGACTGTAGAACCAACACGATCAACTACGATGAAATATCGTAAGAATACAATAGAAGACGATGAAAGAGAAATAGAAGAACTAGAAAAACAACGAGCAGGATCAGAGGAAGAGGTAGAAGCAGAACCTGAACATCCAGAAGAAAAGACGTTTAAAAAGCGTTATGGAGATCTTAGAAGACATCTACAAAAGAAAGAAGATGAACATAGAAAAGAAGTTATGGCTGTTAGAGATCAGCTATCTCAACTTACTAAAACTCAGGTAAGACTTCCTAAAACAGATGAAGAAATAGATAACTGGGCTAAAAAATATCCTGACGTAGCTAAAGTAGTAGAAACTATTGCTACTAAAAAAGCTAGGGAAAGTACTAAGGATATTGAACAGAAGTTATCCTATATCACAGAAAAAGAAAATAGAGTTAATAGACAGGTTGCTGAAAATACTTTAAGTAAATTACACCCTGACTATGACGATCTTAGGTCTAGTACAGAGTTTCATGAGTGGGCTGAGAAACAACCTAAGATGATACAACAAGCTCTGTATGAAAATGAAGATGATCCTGAAGCTGCTGCCAAAGCGATCACATTATATAAATTAGAAACTGCTAACGATAGAGGTGAATCTAACCCTAAAGAAGCAGCTAGAACAGTTAATACTCGTAGGAGAACATCAGAACCTACTGGTAATAATAAAACAAAGTGGTCTGAATCTAAAGTAAGAAAACTTTCTGGACAACAGTGGGAGAAGTTCTCAGATGAAATACAGGAAGCTATATCTTCAGGAAACTTTGATTATGACGAAAGTGGTGCTGCTAGGTAATTTTTTACTTGACAAGTATTTTTCAATATGATATAATACGTCATCACTTAATAGAGTTTATTTACCCCTTTTATTAGGACAACTAAATAAACTCTCACTACCCATAAGTAAAAGGTACACCATTTTGCATTGGCCCCATATGGATACCCAAGAATAAATGCCCCTGAACTTATTTATAGCCAACATAGGAGATAATTAATGGCTTTTAAGACAGCTGCTGGTTATGGAAACCTGTCGAATGGCAACTTCTCACCTGTAATTTACAGTAAGAAGGTTCAGTCGGCATTCCGTAAGAACAGTATATGCGAGGACATCACCAACAGTGATTACTTTGGTGAAATCGCAAATTTCGGTGATACAGTGCGTATCATCAAAGAACCAGAAATCACAGTCAAAGAGTATGCTCGTGGAACTCAAGTAACTCCACAAGATCTTGAAGACGATGATTTCTCACTCGTTATCGACAAAGCTAACTACTTTGCATTTAAGATCGATGACATAGAAGAAGCTCACTCTCATGTGAACTTTGAATCAATGGCAACTGATCGAGCAGGATATCGCTTGAAAGACCAGTTTGACCAAGAAGTTCTAGGTTACTTAACAGGTTTCAAACAAGCTACGCTTAGTGCTAATGCTGGAACCGCACGAGTAGCTGCTGATAAATCAGGTACTGATCCTATTGCAGGAGCAGCAGCCAACGGTCTATTAGCATCTATGTTAATTGCTCGTAACAGCTTTGTTTCTGGTGGTGCTGCTACCGACTCAATCGCAACCCATGCAGATGGATCTACTGGTGAAGCAACTCCCTTGGAAGTGCTAAACCGTATGGCTCGTCTACTAGATCAGCAAAATGTTGACCGTGATGGACGTTGGGTTGTTGTCGATCCAGTATTCGCTGAACAGCTTAATGACGAAAACTCTAAACTATTGAATAACGATTTCTCTTCTGGTGACAAGGACATTCTTAGAAATGGACGCATCATAAGCGGATTGATTCGTGGTTTCAGAGTTTATATGTCAAACAACCTTCCTTCAGTAGGAACAGGTCCAGCTACCATTGATACTAATGGTTCAAGCGCACATTATGGTGCTATTGTTGCTGGTCATGACTCTGCTGTTGCAACTGCTTCGCAGATTGAAAAGGTTGAATCTTATCGTGACAATGACAGCTTTGCTGACATCGTTCGTGGTATGCATCTGTATGGTCGCAAAGTTCTTCGTCCTGAAGCACTTGTTCGCGCTCACTACAACATAGCAGGTTAAGGGGAATAGATCATGGCTACTTATGATATGACAAGCTCCTCTACTACAGGCGTAGGAGCAGACAGCGTTGCGATACTTCCAGGTCAAAACACCCATCATTTCATGTACAATGTTGAGGCTTATCTTGACATTGATGATATGGTTGCAAAAGGATACTCAGGAGCAAATGGAGACATCTTTCAACTTCTAGAAATACCAGCAGGAGTACTTATACTTAATGCTGGTGCAGAAGTTATGAAAGCATTTAACTCTTCTGTAACTGCTGATATCGACTTTGCAGCAGGTGATGACATTATTGATGGTGCAGACATAACATCAACAGGTTTCTGTGCAGCAGGTACAAACGGTCAAACTAACACAGTTGTTGGTTCAGCCGCTTCAACCTATACACAATTTGTATCAACTACTGATACAATTGATGTTTTGTTAGCAGGAGCAGCACCTTCTACAGGAAGGATTCGTGTCTATGCTACACTCATTGATTGCAATGAAGCTGGAGCAGAAGCATCCTCCGCTGCGAGAGATGCATTAGCATAAAGTATTGTGGGGTAGTTTCTTTAATTAGGGCTACCCCCTTCTTTAATTTGGGCGAGATATGGCTACAACATTCTTAACATTAGTTAATGATACACTAAGACGTTTGAATGAAGTTGAGTTAAGTTCAACTGATTTTCCAAATGCTACAGGTTTTCGCGCTCAAGTTAAAGATGCAGTAAATGCTTCTTTACAAGAAATATCCCAAAAAGAATTTGAGTTTCCTTTTAATTTTAATTCTGCTTCTATAACATTAGTTGCAGGTACAGCAGAGTATAGTCTCGCTACTGATTTTAAAATAGCAGATTGGGATAGCTTTCGTATTGCTAAAGACGATAGTCTTAATGCTGATGCTAAAATATTAAACCTAATAAACTATGATACATTTCTAAGTAGATTTTATCAAAGAGATGGTAATGCAACATCAGAAGAATATACAACACCTGTGTATGTATATAGAACCTTATCTAACAAAGCTGGATTTACTCCCCTACCTGATGTAGCATATACAGTAAATTATAACTACTTTGCTTACTCCTCTGATTTATCTAGTGCTACTGATACTATGACTGTTCCCGATCAGTTTAAACACGTTGTTATAGACGGTGCATTATATCACACTTATATGTTCAGAGATAACTCACAACAAGCAGCTATAACCAAACAGAAGTTTGAAGAGGGTATAGATCGTATGCGTACATTGTTAATTAACAGATTTACTGATGTAAGAGATACGAGAGTAGGGAGACTTCTTGCAGTTCCACATGGTAATCTATAATGGCTGATGCGTTAAAAGACGTAACGGTATTATCTCGTGGTGGTTTATTTACAAACGAGGATGCTTTAGCTCTTGCTGGATCTAATCCAGGTGCAGCAGTTCGTATGTTAAATATGGAGATATCTCAATTCGGTGGTTATAGAAGAATTAGTGGATATGCAGACTATGACTCAACCTACGGTACGGTTGCTGGTTCTGGTAACATAATAGGTTTATGGATACTAGAGGGTGTACCCTATGCAGTCAGAAGAAATTTAAAAGATAATACAGGATCACTAGGCACTAACCCTTTTGTAGTCACTAACGGAAGCCCCACAATAACAGTAACACACAGTAGTCACGGTTTATCTGTAGGAGATAGAGTAACATATGCAGGATCATCTGCTGTTGGAGGTATAACACCAAACTCAGTAGAAATGGTTATTGCCTCTGTAGTTAATGCTAATAGTTATACAGTTAATTTTACCTCTAATGCTAGTTCTGGTGCTACTGGTGGAGGTAGCTCAGTAACATTTACAGCAAACAACGGAACTCAGACACTAGGATCTAATCCTTTTAGTGTATCAAATACAAGTGCTACAATAACAGTTGCACATACTGCTCATGGATTAGTTGTAGGAAACTATGTAACTTTTTCTGGTAGTGATGCAATAGGTGGACTTACTCCTAATGCTGTAGAGATGAAAGTTGTTACAGTTCCTGATGCAAATAGTTATACTGTTACCTTTACATCTGCTGCTACTTCTACAGTTAGTGGTGGAGGTGGGTCTTCAGTAACAGCAAACTATAGTAAGTTCTACAGTGTATGGAAATATACATCTACAGGATGGACAACAGTAGTATCAAACCTATCATCTGTCAATGTAGATAAACTAAGACACAATACAAATTCATTTACTGGTACTGAGGCAGTTATAATATGTGACGGTGCTAATAGTCCTAGTAAATTAAGTGGATCAACATTTACGGTTCATCCAACAGGAGGAGATTACAATCCTACAGGTGCTTCTTTTACTACTGATTTTAAAAATCATCAGTTCTATGCTGGATTTCCTACGACAGGATTAGGTCCAAACATACTATTATTTAGTGAGCCTAACGATGATGATGCATTTACTAATAGCGGTGGATCAGGTAATATCAATGTTGGATTTAATATTACTGGACTAGCAAAGTTTAGAGATGCACTATACATATTTGGTAAAACTAAGATAAAAAAATTAACAGGATCAGTAAAAGCAGATTACATTCTCTCAGAAGTAACAGACAATATTGGATGTATTGCTACTGACAGTATTATTGAGCTAGGTGGTGACGTATTATTTCTAGCATCAGATGGTATACGTCCTATTCAGGGTACTGCTAGAATTGGTGACGTTGAACTTGAAACTGTTTCTAAACCTGTACAGCAACTATTACAGGACTTACCTAATACACATAATCTAAGTAATATGACTTCTGTTGTTATTAGAAATAAATCGCAGTTTAGATACTTCTTTCCTTCTACTAGTACAGCAGCAGCAGATACAGCAGGTATAATAGGTGGACTTAGATTTGCAGATAGAAGAGTAGGTTGGGAGTTTGGTGAGTTACTAGGTATAAGAGCTTTCGTAGCTACCAGTGGTTTAATCAATGATGTTGAAGTTGTATTACATGGAGATTTAAATGGGGAAATATATCAGCAAGAATCTGGTAATACTTTTGATACTGCTGATGTTACGGCTGTTTACGCAACTCCCTTTTTATATTTCGACTCTACCGAAAAACGCAAAATATTTCAACATATATCGTTATTTACTAGACCAGAAGGGTCTTCCAGTTTGAACTTAGGTATAGCTTATAATTGGGATGATCCTAACACACCAGATCCTACTACGTATTCTTTAACAACAGCAGGTTCGCTATCGAGGTATACAACAACTAACAGTACATATGATGCCTCATTTACGTTTGATGGATCATCTAGTCCAGTACTAGAAACAAATATAGAGGGATCAGGAAAATCCATATCGTTGATTATAACATCAACTGGAACCCAAGCACCTTATAGTGTTAGTGGGTTCTCCATAACATACCAGGATGCAGGATACAGATAATGGCAGGATA